AGGTTGAGTTTGGGAAATACAAAGATTTTGAAGCCATAGGAACATCTGCTAAGCATATTGATTTAGAGAATCTATCTGATGAGCAAAAGGCTCAATTAGATAAAGACAGAAAAGATATAATCACCATTGGGTTCTTTGAAAGTCGGCTTAAAGATTTATATGCGATTTATGTTCCTGCCAAAAAGATAGTTCTCTATTCTGGATGTTTACCTAATGATGACGGACTATTGAGTATATGGCACACTCTGTGGATATTGAGGGATTCCAACAATCCTTACGGCATATCTCTTTGGCAAATGATAAGAGGCAAGAAAGAATTGTATGACAAAATGTCTAACATGACGATGGATCAACTTGTCCTTTCAATACTTAAAATGTTCTTTTACACAGGAACAACTGATTTATTCGGTGAAGGAAAAATAAAGGTAACACCAGGTTTGGGGAAACAGATTCAAAACGGCGATATAAAATGGTTAGAGGTTCCCCCTCCAGGAAAAGAAGCATGGGCAGGATTACAATATCTTAAATCTGGGCTTGATGATGATTCTGGTATTCCTCCAGTGCTTGAAGGAGCAATAACTGGTAAGACATTGGGTGAGATACTTCACGCAAAAGAAGCTTCACTTAAAAGATTAAAAACTCCAGTTGATAATATCTCGTATGCCATAGAACAAGACGCTTATTTGACACTCTCGTGGATGAAACAGATTTATTCAACTCCCGAGATTAAGAACTTCGCTACCACAACTGATTTGATGGCTTATGAAACAGAATCAGGTTCAACTCACGACAAACTATTTGGTAAACCTAAGATGGGAACAGATGAGAACGGACAAGAATACCAAACAGACGAGATGGATGAATACAAAGCGACATTTCTTCCAGAGTTATCATTACATCTTGAAGAAAAGGGAGGACAATTACACGAATCAAAAGAATCAAGATACTTTCAAGTCGGCAAAGATATTAAGTTAGAGGAATTAGGTTGGAGAGGAATGATTGATGTTGTTCCGACTTCAATTCTTGCTCCATCTGAGGAATTAGAGAAACAAAGAAAATCAGAAGTATTTAATTTGTTAGTTCCATTGCTACAGGCAGACCCATTATTAGTATTGAAACCGTCAAAGCAATTACTTAAAGCCAATGACGAAGACCCAGAGGATTGGTTGCCTGACGCTTGGTTAGAATTAGAAAAGACCACTGCACCGCAATTATTCGTCAATAGTCCTACATCAGGACAACCTGGTATGGTAAGCCCAGAAGGAACACCAATACCGCCACAGACGGCACCTGGTGGGCAAAGTATGCAGGGGCAACAAGGACTTACTCCGAATCAAGGTGGAAATACCGTTGTTCCTCAAAATCAAATACAACGAGGAGCACAAAAAAGTGGTATATTGGGTTCTATTAAATCGGCACTTGGAATGAAATGAGAAAAATAAAAGTGAAACAATTAAGAAAAGAATATTCGGCACTAAATCAGAAACCCGAATACGATATTAAAGGTCGTATAGTTGAAGGGATGTCGTGGAGACAATACAAAAAACTTCACTCTTGACTTTAATAAATAATTTGTATAAAATGGAATTAAATAATAAAATAAATATATGGCACAAGAAACTTCAAAGAAAATACCAGAAAAGGTATTGAAAGCAACACTGAGACCAAAAATTAGAACATCAACTGGTTGGCTCGTTAGTCGAATCAAGGAGGATAAAAAGAAAATTATAGAATTGACTGGCAAACTCAATGAAGCTAAATATAAAAGGGCTATGAGTCCGATTGGTTTGGCTAAAGAAACAATAAAGGGATTACCCGCAGCGGCACTTAAGGTTGCGAAGAAAATAATTATTCCGTCAAAAAATATAAAATCAAATCCATTGCCAATGTTACAGAAATATCCAAAAGGAATTAAGAAAATATAAATAAATGGATTCATTAACCAATAAAAAGTTAATAAGGATTCTTCACTCTGATGATTTTGAAGCAATAATAAAGCTTAGTGGGGAGATAGTTGAGAAATGGAACAATGATAATGTAATCGGAAAAGATGAATTTGAAACATTAAAACTATTGTTTATGCGTGAAGGAAAAAAAGAAGGTCTAAGAGAATTCTTTAGTATATTGGAAAATCCAGAATTATGACTAAAAATATCTTGAATAAATGCGTTGGACAATTGGATGAACTTTATAAAATAGTTGAAGATGGTTGGCAAACCTACGAACTACAGAATCGCAAATCAGAAATGGTTGAGAATGATAAAATTAAATTAGATATATCTATCACGCCACTACAAAAAGGATGTGGAATTATAAAGGATATTAGAAGAAATATAAATGATTTCAAAAAAGAACATAATTATGATGAAAGGACATAATATCGCCAATTTAACAGATTTAGAGAATAAGAGTGATGTTGAGGTTGAAATTAACCGATACATTGATAAAGGAAAAGGACAGGATTTTGTTGAATTTAGAATAAAAGACAAAAAAGATATTTCTCCAAGTGATAAATGGAAATCAGCAAGTATATCTATAAAGGAATTATATGAATTAGTATTAATGCTTGTGAGTGGGGAACAATTAGAATCGCTAATACCCGATAGACAAATAGAAGTCAAGGTCTACGAACGACAGCATAAAATAAAATTACTCAGGAACATGAAGAAAGGCGAGATTGTAGTGGCTAATTTCAAAATTGAAATACCAACAGACATAAAAGATAATATTAAAACATTTGTAGGAAAGGATTTTAAAACACAAATAAAGGAAATCAAAGACGATAAAAAATAAAGGTCGGAGTTCCCGTGTCTTCAACGGGTTATAAAAAGAAGTAAAAAACTCAAACAAAATGAACAAAGATATTAAATTAAAAAGAGAAGAGGCAAAGAAAAATAAATTAAATGAGAAAGATATTTATCCACCTGACTATATGGAGGAACCAGACCCCAGATATGCTACAAAAGATGATATTGGCACGATAGTGAACGCAATCACAGGTATTGCTAAAACTGTTAATGATTTAGTAGAGAAACAAGCAAATCCAATTATCACAACGACTGATTCTGGTCTACCTGGCACGGCTGATTTAAGAAAGATTAAAGAATCTACCAAAATAGAAACAATTCCCAAATCTCCTAAACCAACAGAAGAGGAAATAGCAGGAGGGATAGAGAAAATACCAGTGCCGCCACAATGGAGAAAAATGGTGGATGAATTGCTGGGTATGGATTTCGGAATTGATGTGGTATATCCACAATCAGGGTCGGGATTTCTTTTCAAGATTATCGTTCCCACAGAAAAATCCAATATGAGTAGGGATTATAAGGAATTTTACAAAGTTGATATTAGGACAAAAGCTATCAACTATAACGAAGGTGTTGACGGAATAAGGAAATTCTGTGAAGGAGTTAAAAAGAATCTTGAAAGAAAGGCGGAGAATTAAAGATTAAAAGGTATTAATAAATTAAATATATATGCCAGAGAAAAACAAAGCACAACAAAAGATAGTGGCAACAGCAGAACACAACTTCAAACAACCATTCAACTGGCTATATTACACTAACATGAAACTATTACTAAACATTTCAGAACGGCTCTATGCCCTTGCTTTATTGAATCAATTTAAGGGCAATATAGAAACGATGGTTGATATATTGGAAGATGTAAAGGGATTCAAAATATCCGATGATGATTGGGTAAAAGCAGAAAAACAAGTGGTTCCCACCACAGACAAAGACGGAAACCCAGCTTCTTCTTGGCAATGGAATGACGAGAAAGGAGGCGACAAAGAGATTGAAATAGCTAAATCGACAAAAGATTACTTAACAGCAAAGATTAAGGAACTCAACGATAAGGGAGAACTCACATTTCAAGACCGAGCGGTTATAACACTTTCGGGGAAATTATTAGAAGGAAGCGAAATAAGCAAAAAGGAGAAGTAATTTAACAATTTAACCAATAGGTATCAACTATTTGGAGAGCTGATTTTCTCCTTGACGAGTTTGGATACCTTCTTGTTGAGGAGAAACTCGGCTTTCTGAATAGAGAGCCGAGTCTTTGTTATTCTTTAGCAAAGTAAAAATAATTAAAGTAAAAAAAACTATGGCTGAAGAAAAAAAGGAAGTAAATACAGATGTTGAAAAGATTGAGTTAGAACCTTCTGAGTCCGAAGAGGGTGAAGAAGTAATAACAAAACCCGAAGACATCGAGGGAGAAGGAACTCCATCGGAATCTTCCACCGAGGAAAAACCAAGCGAAACCGAAGAGGATAAAGAAGAACCACCAATAGAGGGTAAAGGTGAAAAACTTATTACCCACGAGGAATCTTCTGAATCCGAAGAAGACAAGGGTTTCGTTGAGCCGTCAGGCGAGGATTCTGAAGACGAAATCAAGCGTCTTCCTGATGAAACGCCTCGTGAATATGCTCTTCGCTTAGAGGTCACTCGTTTGAAGCGAGGTAATCGTGAAAAACGAGCCAAAGATTTATTGGGTGATACAAAACCAGAAAAACTTCCAGAAATTACCATAGCCCAATTTAACGAATTGACTGATGATGAAAAAGAATTACTCGGTCAATATGACGCTGGTGAATTAAGCACATTTGAGAAAATCTTAGATGCGTTGGCTAAAAAACACGGGTGGGTCAAAAGGGAGGAACTTAATTCCACACGCAATAGAGATTCCAGTAATGATATTCTTGATACCTTTTTACAAGGGCATCCCGAGTATTTACCAGAAAACGATAAAGGCAATGTGTTGTGGGAAAGATTTAAATCAGAATTCCGACTCTACAAAACACCCGAAAATCCACGAAATTTGAAAAGAATCTTTAATAAGATTCATAAGGATATTTTCGGAGTAGAATCTGGCGGGGAACTCAAAAAAATAGATGCCAAGAAAGAGAAATTGAAAGTCGTATCTCATTCTGGCGGTTCGACTATAAGAGGTCAGTCTTCATCCGAAGGAGATCGCTTGACTCCAGACCAAAAAGCTCATCTTAAAGGATTCTCTGATAAGGACTTTGAGGAATTGGAGTTATAAATGAAATCCGTCGAGCACTTAATAACTTAATATAAAAATAGCATTATGGTAGGGTTTAAAGTATTATCGTCAATGAGGGATTCTTCATTTGGCAAGTTGCCGATTACTACTCTTGCTCTCGCCATCGGTGATTTAATAGAACAAGAGGCTGGTATAGCCACTTGGACTAAGGGTGATGCGACTTCTAACCATTGGACTCGTAAAGCGATTGTCTTAGAGGCAGTTGCTAGCGGAGCAACATCAGTGTTGGCTTACGAGTTAGATGGATTTGAGAAGGTGGAAGCACAATGTGCCAACACAGCAGCCGCAGCCGATATTGGCGATAGGATGATTCTTACCGATGAAAATACTGTTAATAATTCCCATACTGATGTGACTGGAGGCTATCCAGCATTCATTATGGACAAAATTGGTTCAACAACCACCTCAATTATTGGCAGAGTATTAGTCGGGAACGGAGTAGACCCTGATGCTACTGGATAAAATCTATGAGTATAGCACCATTAAATATAGCTCAAGCTGCTGACTTGGTAGATTTATCTATTCAGAAAATCTTCTCAAAGACTTCAGAACCTGAAGCACAGTATTCAAAATACTACAATGTCAGGTCAACGGAAGATTATTATGAAAAAGATAGTAGCCTATCAGGTCTCGGTGAGGCAGATTTCGTAGAGGAAAATGCCGCAATAGTAAGTGATACGCCTATCCAAGGTTATGACAAGACATATACCCAGAATATGGTGGGTATTATTGTATCTTTCACTTGGAAAATGTGGCGATTCGGAATTAAGAAAAGAGACCTCAACAATGTCGCAAAGGAATTAAAAGCTTCAATCGCAAGAAAGCGTGAGAAACTTTGTGCCGAACGATTAACTAATGGTTTTGAAACAACCGCTTATACACACTATGGTATAAACGGAACAACAACCATTAGCATTGCTGGAGGTGATGGTTTGGGTTTAATCGATGACGACCACACGAGGGAAGATTCAGGAACTAACATGAACAATTATGTTTTTGACGGAACCACATATAATCTTCCTTTTGATTATTCAGGATTGAAAGCTGCACACAGAACGGCTTCATTATTCGTTGACCCGAGAGGAAATCCACGACCTGCTAATCTTGACACATTAGTGTGTAAGAAAGGTAGTGCGGTTCATTTCAAAGCAAATGAAATCTTGGGAGCAATTAAAGCTGGAAAGATTCCAGAATCAATGGATAACGATGGAGCAGCAGTTCCTGCGTTTAAGATTCTCCCACTTGACTATCTAGCAACAGCTGCCTATTGGTGGATGTTTGATAGTTCAAGAGCATTAAAGGACGAAGAAGGTCTTCAATTTATTGAATCACAAGCGACAAGTCTTGACCCCGTGAATGTGGTTTATAAAACCAAAGAAATTCAGAATAGTGCCACAACGATATTTGACTTAGGTCATAACGATGTTGCACGATGCTGGGTTGGGTCAAAAGGTGATTCGTCTTCGCCTGGCGACTAATCTCATTGATTAGTTAAAAGGTAAAGGTCGATTAAAATCAAATTAAAATAGATGGACAGAAGTGGGTGATGACAATTTTGTCAAAAATTCTATACACTGTCTTTCTATAATAAAATGACAATAAATAATCAAAATTATAGTTCTCCAAGAAATATAAATCTAAAAGGTGGAATACTTAGATTTGATAAAACACATTCAAGCAATCCATTAGGAGATTTATCTTATGGATTGTATGTTGATTCTTCTGACAATCTAATTTACAGAACATTAACAACATCAGTCACTCTTGGAGCGATTGGCACGGGAAGTTCAGCTCCTTCGTTAGATGCCATTTATGCTGGAGATGCCTCTTTGGCTATCACGGCTGGGGCTTTAACTCTCGCTGGTGCACACGCATCAAATGATGTATTGCTAATCACAAACGCATCAGGAAGTGGCGATTGTATTCAGATTACTAATTCTGGAACAGGGAATGATATTGAGGGAACAAGTGATACTTGGCACTTCTCAAAAGCAGGTGACGCTACTCTTAATAAATTAGTAATGGCTGGTGACGCTACGGCTGATTCTTTGACGGTCACTGCAGGAGATGTTGTTTTCTCAGACGGTTCTGTAACTATTACAGACGCCGATGATGCTACGACATTATCTATTACCAATGATTCTTGTGTTGGAACGGCTCCATTAATTTATATTACTGGTTCTGGAACATACACGGGGACGGATGTAACATCATTCGTCACAATCAATCCTTCGGGATTAGTGGCAGGGACAGCATTTTATTTGCTTGTAGACGCACTTGCTACTGGTTTAGGTATGCATATAGTCGGAGATGCGGTGACATCGGGTTCTTTGTTAACTGTTTCATCTTCATCTGCGGCTATTACTAGCACAACTGGAGCATTGCTAATTATTACACATTCGGGTGCTGCTTCAACTGGTGCAGTAGTGGCTGGAATGAGCACGGCGTCAGTTGACGATACGACTCTTCTTCAGTTATTGGCTTCGGGTGCTTTAGCGGGAGGTGTAGTATTAGATCTCTCCGCAGCAGCACTAACAACTGGAACAGTGATAGATATCTCAGATTTGTCAGCAATTACAACTGGCAAAGGATTACACATTGATAACGATGGTGGCACTTTGACAACTGGTCAGCTGATTCATATTGATTCAGCCTCAACCACAATTGCGAATACTGGTAGGATGTTCTTGTCAGACCACACTGGAAACGCTGGAACATCGGCGACTCTTAATGAATTTAAGACAGTCGCAACAGATGAAACCATCTTGTGTAAGTTAACCGCAGAGGCGATGATAACAGGAAAAGTTTTGAATCTTGGAGCATTGGCTGCCTTGACGACTGGTTCTGGTATCAGTATTGCTCACACAACTTCTGTTATTGCCAATGGAGGTTCATTGGTTCAGCTAAGCTCGTCTTCTGTTGATACTGCTACAACAAGTGGTTCAATATTGGATATAACCAATACTGGTTCTGTTGCTGGAACGCTGGTTAGGATTTATTCTAACTTGGCAGCCCAAACAGGAACTATTGGATTGGAAGTAAAAGCAGCGGGATACACAACTGGTTATACAGGTTCTGTTGTATCCCTGACGGGCTGTGGAACGACTGGAGATGCAGAAGTTCTATTGGTCACAAGTGCCAATACCACAGCAGGACAAGCTGTCAAGATTATTAGTGCAGCAACTACAACTAATGGTTCTGCATTAAATATCGTAGCAGAGGGTCTTACAACTGGCGTTGGATTGAGATTCACACATACCACTTCGGTTATTGCGGATGGTGGTTCAATGGTCAGATTAAGCGATTCTGGTGTAGCAACAGGAGGCACGACAAATGCCACAATGCTTGATATTAATAATACAGGCTCTGTGGCAGGTGTATTGGTAAGAATAAGTTCTAATCTTGCGGCACAAACAACTACAAAATTGTTTGATGTTGTGGCTGCGGGATATACCACTGGCTTCACTGGAGATGTTGCGGCAATTACTGGTTGCGGAACAACTGGTGCTGGTAATGTATTAAAAATAACTTCTGCCAATACGACAGCTGGAACTGCGGTGTATATCGACGCCGCAGCCGTTACCACTGGAACAGGATTATTGGTTACTTCGGCTGGTGTAATTATCACCACTGGAGAATTAGTAAGTCTTGTAGCAAATGGTGCGACAACCTGCACGGGTGTATTAAGAGTTTCTGCCACTGCCCTAACAGATGGATTTGTAGCAGAATTAACAGGTGGCGGAGGAACAGCAACAGCAACGGGAGGTGTATTAAATCTTGCTGCTGGAGCAGCCACTGATGGCTCGGCACTAAGGATTACAACTACTGGAATTTATGTCGGCACAGCTGGAATCATAGATGTTAACGCAACCGAAACTACCACAGGAACAGTTATTGATATTCTCAACGAAGGTAGAACTACTGGTGATGTTATAAAGATAACCACCAATACTACTGGAACTGGAAATTATATTCACTGTTATGATGGTGCGGCTACTGATTTCAAAGTTAGTAGATACGGTGCTACAACGATTGCTGGAAACGCAATTGGAACGGCATCATTAACAATGAATAATGGAGACCTTGTTGTGACTTCTGGGAATCTTGTATTAACAGGCGGTCATATCAAGAATACTCCTCAAGCAATTGTTAACGCCAACACAGCAATTAGTATTGTGACACTTGGAACAACCATCGCAAATGATGGTGCTTCAACACATACTCTTGCTGATGGAACAGTCGGGCAACTCAAATATATCGTTAGCACAGTTTACACTGGCGATGCGGTAATTACTCCATCAAACTTTGTTGGAAGCACAATTACCTTAAACGCCGCTGGTGATTCATGGCTCGGTGTATTCGTAGGAACAGAATGGGTGACATTAGCATTAGGTGGAACAACTGCGGTAGCATAATGAAATAGCAATTCTTTTTAGAAGTTTTCTTGAGTAAGCAAAACTTCTCCCTTCGGGGATAACTAATTAAAATACTAAAATGATTAACGAAAAAAGATTACACGCAAATATCGACATCTCTTCTTCTGGAGATAATACGATTATCGCTGCTCCCGCTGGAACGAGTGAGTATTTGGCAATAGACCATATTAATCTTGTTCCCAATTCTGCTGTAAGTATTATTCTTAAAACTGGAAGCACAAGCCTGAGTGGAACTTATTCTTTAACTGCCAATCAGGGATTTGTTATTGAAAACTCATATCAAGACCAAGATGGATTGCTTGTATGCGGGGCGAATGAAGCATTCATTATTAACCTAAGCGGAGCGGTTCAAGTGTCGGGATTCATAAAATATAGAATCGTAAATAGATAATATGTCAATAATATCAAAACCAAAATTACAAACAGAAGAAGAAAGAATGGTTTTCCTTAACGGAGAGAATAATCGGATTAAGAAAGAATTTGACGATAAGAAGGAAGAATATGATTCTTTGGTTTTAGAAATAAAAAAGGAATTAGCCAAACTTGATAAACAAATTCCCGAGAAAGATAATAAGATTAAATTACTTCAGGATGAAATAGATATATTGTTTAAGAGTAGAGATACTTTAACAGACGAGAATGATAGGTTGGAAAAAGACAATAAAATTCTTCTTGAAGACAACAAGAAATTAGACATAGAAAATCACGCAGCAAAAAGATTTTCAGACGATTCAGCAACAAGAGCTGACGAGATATTAAAATCGGCAAATAAAATATATTCAGAAGCCGATACTCTTTCGTCTCGGGTTTATACCGATAAAATCGCCATTGACAAAGACAAAAAACACTGCCAAGACACAAAAATACTTCAAGCAAATAAAGAAACCGAATTGATAGAAAGAGAAGAAAAGATTATCACAAGAGAAGATATTTTAGACAAAAAGAAAGCTTTATTAATGAGTAAAGAGAAGGTATTGGCACTAAAAGGAATCACTCCTGACGAGAAGATTGATAAAATAAATAAAGACAAAGAGAAGGAATTAGTTATTGCCGAAGAATTGATTAAAAGTCAATTAGATGAATTGAAAACGAGAAAAGAAGAATCTGGCAAAACAGCGATTGAATTAAATATAAAAGAAACTAATCTCAATAACAGAGAGGAGGAATTGATTAGTCGTGAGAAAGATTTTATAATCAGAGACGCTGATGTGAGATTGAAAGAGAAAATGATAAAAGCAAAAGAGAAATTATTAATATAAAGAAATGTCTCAAATTTCACCCAAAGGAGAGCAGAGCTCCGAAGAAGAAATAGAATTATTAACAGGACTTAATGATTTAAGCATTAGTTCTGATAATCAATTTATCAGAAAAACTGGTCTTTCTTCGTTTGAAAACTCCACACCAATAGGAGAAGGTGAAACTGAACCAGAGAAAGACCCTATATGGTTATCGGATAAACCTAAATACTTAACCTCAGTTATTGCTTCGTCTCTTTATGTCCCCTACACAGGAGCAACTGCTAATGTGGATTTAGGACTTCATAATTTAACCGTAGATACCAATACTTTACTTGTAGATTCAGTTAATCATAGAGTCGGGATTAGGACGACCCCAACCCAACCCTTACATATTAAGGGTCATTGCGATGGTGCTGCCATTGGACCATTATTAATAACTTCTGATGGAGTTGTTGGGTGTGCTTTAAGTTTAGATGCAACGCCAAATGGAGGCTATAAATACTCATTTATTTCCACAGGGACGGGAACGCCAATGGGTGGTGGAAATTTTGGTGTTTATTCTCCAGAGTTAGGGGGATATCCATTCATAATCCGTAATAATGGACATATGAATATTGGATTTAATAAATGGCCTGACTATGGACGATTGGGCGTGTTCCCTGAAGCGGCTGGTGTAAAAGGATTATTTATACAAGGATTTGCCTCACAAACTGCAAATCTATTTGAAATACAAGATTCCACAACTGCTGTATTGGTTGTAATAGATGCAACAGGGAAGGTAGGCATCGGTCAAACTACACCAACAGCAAGATTACATTTACCAGCAGGAACGGCAACTGCTTCAACAGCACCATTAAAATTCACAACAGGAATAGCATTAACAACTCCCGAAACAGGAGTAATGGAATTTCACGATAGTAGATTTTGGATTACCAACACAAATGTAAGAAAAGCCATTGATAAAACGAGTGATGTCGCATTAGAAACAGTTACCGTGACGAACACGACAACAGAGACTCTTGTTTATACGGGTTTAATCTCTGCGAATAGTTTAGTAGCTGGTAATGTATTGAAACTTAATATGTCTGGAGATATAGATGAGGCAGCAGCTTCTGATACTTGCACTATTAGGGTAAAACTGGGGGGAGTGACTATGGCTACGATAGTAAGTCCTGGTTCAGGATTAGCTAATAAATATTGGCACATAAAAGGTTGGGCTACTTTAAGAAGCGTAGGAGTATCAGGAAGTATGGCTTGGCATCTCGATATGGATGTAGGAGGAGACGCTATTGATGCTGGTGATATTTCTGTGGTAGATACCACAGGAGCTTCTAATGTAACCGTGACCGTTCAATGGAATACGGAAAAAGAAGGAAATATATTGACATTAACACAAGGCTTTATGGAATATAAAAATTGATTAAATAATTAACTAAAAACAAAAATATGGCAAGTTTTGTAAAACTAAACGGTTTCGTAGAAAACCTCGCAAACAAGGAGATAGATTTAGGTAGTGCCACTATAACGGTAGCATTATCAAATACAGCTCCAGCAGCCGAAGGAACACCACCAACAGGAACAGCGGCAGAGTGTGTTATTGCTAATGTAACACAAGTAAGTTATACATACTGCACTGCGAGAGTGGTCACAGTCACTTCTTGCACACAAGCAGCAGGAACGCTTAAATTGATTCTCGTTGATTTAACATTGACAGCTTCAGGTGCGGTCGGACCTTTTCAGTATGTTTACCTTTATGACGACAGTTCAACGGGAGATATGTTGATAGGATATTATGACTATGGCTCAGCGGTGACATTGGCAAGTGGAGATACCTTCACGATTGATTTTGATGGCACAAACGGAGTATTAACGATAGCTTAATTAAATGGCTAATACCAAATCACTTGATTTAGAATTGAGTTCGTCTCAAAATGCCACAATCGCTGACGCAAGTCAGACAGGATTAGATTTGTCGGAAGACCTAACGATTGAATGCTGGATTAAATTGGAACAGACCGCTTCTGGGATTGGAGCACAAGTAACAATGGTTTCAAAGGCAGACGGAGGAGCTGGAAAAAGATTTTATGCCTTCTATCTTCGTTCTGCGGATAATCTATTGGGAATTGATATTTCTGACGACGGAACTGCAAACGATGGACATTTCTTAAAATGGAAAGGAACAACCGCTTTTACTACAACTGGAGTATGGTATCATATTGCAGTAACACTTGATTTGAGTTCTGAAACTTGTATCTTTTATGTTGATGGTGTTGCAGAAAATGGCACAGTTGATTACGGAACTGCACTTGGAATATCTCTTGCAGGAAATGATATTTCGTTTAAAGTTGGTTCATTTCAAGATAATGGAACAGCCGATAAGTTCTTTGATGGTTTAATTGACGAAGTAAGAGTTTGGAGTGATGTTAGAACACCGACAGAAATAGACGACAATAAAGCAGTAGAACTCGTAGGTAATGAAGCAGGATTAGTGGGTTATTGGAAATTCAACGATAGTGCATTAGACGAAACCGCAAATAATAATGATTTAACTTTAAGTGGGAGTCCGTCATATTCAGCCGATATTCCCGTCTGGACAACGGATTATGCCCTTGAGGTAACGGTAGGTTCTTTTATTCTAACTGGAATAACGGTGGGATTATTGAGACCGATTATAAACATGGCAGTTAGTGTCGGGAGTTTCGTATTAACTGGAATAGCATCATTATTGACTTCGGCAAGAAAAATAGTTTGTAGTGTTGCTTCTTTTACCTTGACGGGAATAACAATAATATTAACGAAAGGGTATATAATGATAGTAGGGGTGGGAAGTTTTGTTCTAACAGGAATAAGCACAATACTTATCAAAGCATTAAATTTAATTTGTTCAGTGGCGAATTTCACACTAACTGGTATAAATATATTACTCAAAAGAGGATATACAATGATTTGCGTAGTTGGAGAATTTATTCTGACTGGGATAATTGTAGGATTACTAAAACCAATAATAAACATGGCAGTTAGTGTTGGAAGTTTCATTCTGACAGGAATAGAGGCAACTATCGAAAAGTTACAATTCCAAATATTTATTAAAAGACCGAATGTTGTGATTTCGGAATCAAAAATTAAGGTAGGTATTGAAAAAAGTAATATTTATGCTAAAATTAATGGTAGTAAGCCAATAACAAAAATATGAAGATTTTAAGAACCTCAAATAAAGATTTAACTACTGATAAGAAGAATACATTTTTGACAACAGATATTTCGTCTGGTGGTTCAACTTTAACTGTTCAGAGCATTGTCGGATTTACGACCGATTATATTTTATGTATTGGAGAAATAGGACAAGAGAATTCAGAAATAGTCCAGACCCACGCCACAACAGCACCAAGCGGAACAACGATTACCCTATCGGCAAATCTTACCTTTAGCCATAATAGAGGCACGAAAGTTTACATTGTTTATTGGAATCAAATTGAAATATCTTGGTCGGCAACTACAACGGGAACAAAAACAGTTCTTGATACAATAAGCATACAATCAGACCAAAACGAAACTATTTATACTGATACCACAGAAACATCTGGATATTATTTCGTTAGGTTTGTAAATAGCATTCCAACGCCAGATACTTATTCGGACTATTCCGACCCAATCAGTTATGGTGGTTATGGAGCAAATACGGTTTTCTCGATAAAGAAAAGAGCCCTCGATGATTTAGGAGAAAAAATTGACGGAGAAGTAATAAGTGATTCATGGCTTAACGAAGCACTATGGGAAGGAAGACGAGAACTTGATAACGAGGAAAGTATCGGAAAATGGTCTTTTAGAATAAAGAGGAACTACAATGCTGGGAGTATAATTCCTGGCACTTTTCAATTAACATTGCCAACTGATTTAAGAAAACCAAATACTGCCGAGAATATTTTATCAATTAGAATAGGACAAGATGGGCAACCCCTTGATTATGAAGATATAGTGAGATTCAATCAAAATTATGAAGGAATAAATCATACCACATTAAACGGAGTAGTTATTGCTGCGGATACTTCAATAACTTTAACCGATTCTGGGGATTTTAAAGAATCGGGTTCTATTTCTGTGGCTGGAGATTCGGTGGATGATAGTATAGATGCTATTGCTTATACAGCTAACGCAGAAACTACAAATATTCTTTCTGGGGTGACGGGAATAGCTACTGGGGGGCATTCTTCGGGAGTTGATGTATGGCAAAACGCTTCTTTCGGGCTACCGAGTTCTTATACCATTAATGGCGAAGACAAGAAAATTGAGTTTAATTGTCCATTCGGAGACGATTACGCAGGAGAAAACATATACCTCGATTATTATACAATATTGCCCATCTACGATAGTGACAGCGATACTTTGGATGAACCAATCTATGACTTTTTTGTCAATTTCTTGAAATGGAAAATCAAATACAAGAAATCAAATGGGAAATTAGATATTACCAAAGACTCAGATTATCTTTTATGGGTGCAAGGAAAGAAGAATATGATAAACCAGGAACGGCTTGGACAGAACATATATTTAATTCCAGATATTTAAAAATATGTTTCCAAAAGGATTTCATCCCAAAACAGAATTTAAAAAAGGACAAGTATCTTTGGTTAAGGGAAAACATTGGAAAATTAAAGATAATTCCAAAAGAAAAGGTCATCATCCTAAATCAGAATTCAAGAAAGGAATACCCGCTTGGAATAAAGGAATAAAGAAAAGAATTAATACTGGAAGAACACATTTTAAAAAAGGAATGATTCCTTGGAATAAAGGAAAGAAAAATACATTTAAACATACCGATGAAGCTAAAAGGAAAATCAGTGAATCAGAAAGTGGTGAAAAACATTATAATTGGCAAGGAGGAATAGCGAATGAACCATATTCAGTTGATTGGACTAAAACTCTTAAAAGAGCAATTAAGGAGAGAGATAAATTTACCTGTCGGATTTGCGAAGAACAAGATGATTTAGTTATTCACCATATAGATTACGATAAGAAAAATTGTAATTCAGACAATTTAATAACTCTATGTAGAAAATGCCACACAAGGACAAATACCCATCGTGATTATTGGACTAATTATTTTCAAAATAAACTAAAATGATTACAAAACTCGACCCAATATCAATATGTAATTTCTCGGACGGACTAATCGCAGGTGCTGTCGCAGATAGTCAAATGCCACTTTCAGTTGTATCTGAATCACTTAATATTGATTTTGATATTATTGGTTCGTGCAAAACTCGGCTCGGCACAACTTTATTGGGAGATAAACAATCTGGAGATATTTTAGGATTATATGAATTTAGAGATAGCGGAGCAGGAACAAATAATCAGATATTGATGGTTAATGGAACTAATGTTTATTATTTAGTGGATTCAACTTGGACTTCAAAAAGAACGGTTACCACAGGATATAAAGCAGAATTTACAACATTCCTCGATTTAGTATTTATGGTTAATGGAATTGATGCCACATTGACTTGGGACGGCAATCCGAGTAATAATTTTGGCACAACTCAGGCAGTTAGTGCTCCGATAGGAAATCATATTGAGAATTTTAGGTCAAGAGTATGGATAGCCAATACTAACGACAGAGTTTATTATTCTTCCTTGCCCGATTCTTCACTGGATATTACTTGGGATACAGATTATTGGTATATCGATATTAGTCCCCAGGACGGAGATAATCTAACTAAATTAAAAAGAAGCAAGAACGCTTTGTTGGCTTTTAAGAGAGAACACCTTTACAGGATTTATTCAGTAAACGAAACTGAGCCAGACCCTAAAATAAATGTCGGAACTTATTCAGGAAGAAGCGTGGTAGAGGCGGTTGACGGAGTTTATTTTCATCACCCATCTGGAATTTATCGTTATACTGACGGAGCGGTTGCTTGTATATCAGAACCAGTTATTGACTTTATCAAGAATATCACTGTGGCGAATTATTCAAAGATAGTTGGATGGGAAGATGGAAACCATGTTTATTTCCAAGTTGGAGATGTAAGCATCGGGGATATAGATTATATCAATGTTGTTCTGCGATACACAATTTCATCAAGGATATGGACATTCAGAAGTTATCCGACACAATTTCTGGCGAGTTCAAAATACAACGATGGCACAACAATATTTAACCTATGTGGAGATGATGATGGTAATATTTTAGAAATAGATACTGGCAACACAGATAATGGAAGTCCGATATTCTATTCATTAACTACACGACCTTATTTATTAGATGGTTTGTTCTCCACAAGAAAACACATTCAGAAAATGGCAATAGTGCATCAAGGATTAGAAGGGGCAAGTGTTGGCGTGAGAGTAAATAGTAATAATATAAATGATTTCAAACCCCTCTGTCAAATAGAAGAAAAGGTCGCACAAGTTTTTTCCACCGACATCAAAGGGAATATAATTTATTTTAATATCAAGGGTAATTCAGTTGGCGAAAGTGTGGAATTCAGAGGCATAGAAATTTTAGAAGCAACGAGTGAAAGCATAGGATAAGGCATAATACCTATTCGCCAACAAAACGCCACACAGGGCAAATTATGGGTAATAATTAAGGGCAAAAGAGTAATTATGATAGAAAATCCACAACTTTACATTTCGTTTGGAAAAGACCTTTATCGCATATCAACCGAGAAAATCACTTCGGATTCTTCAGATATTGACCCAGACCGAATAATATCTGGTTCTTCTATCTCGGGAACAAGTCAATCATTCGGTTATATTCAAAGTGCCAATTTTATCACAGGAACTACTGGATGGAGATTGAATAGTAATGGAGACATGGAAGCCAACACAGGAACATTTAGAGGAACATTGATTGCCAATACTTTACATATACCAGACGAAAATACTACTGTTAATTCTTTTCATGTGGAATCTGATGGTGATACATTTTGGGGATGCACACAAACAAACTTCACTGCTGATAATGATAATGCGAAGGCATATATTCTAAAGTCAGGGGTTGCCAAATTCCAAAGCATAACTTATATTGGAAGTGCCACTCAATATTTAGATTTTAATGAAACAAATATTGTTGTAAAAGGAGTCCTGAATCTAATTGGAACATTACAATTAAAATCTTATACCGTTGCGACCTTACCCGTTGGATATAGTGCGTTCGCTTTTCCAACGGCAAATGGAACTTATTTTGATGATTGGACAAACCCAACAAACGCTTATACTGATGATGGAAATTATGCTACAGCTCTTAGTAATGATGTGTATAATGATTATTCTGTCTTCGGAATAAATGTTCCAACATCTACATCATCAATCGTAGGAATTGAAGTTAAAGTTGAAGGACATTATACTGGTGGAACTGGCACCCCGACATTACATATAAATATAACAAAAGGTGGAGATTGGATAGCTACAAGTAAAAGTGCTAATCTTAATTTAACAACAGATACAGTTTTAACATTTGGAGGTCCGACTGATTTATGGGGAGAGACGGGTTGGTCATATGGAGATTTTACAGACCCAATATTCTGGTTAAGAATTCAAGGTAAAGACGGAGGCGGAAACGCGACGGTATCAGTAGATTACATAAAAATTAAAGTTTATTATATTGATACCCAAAATCCTATTATTGCTGGTTCAGTGACTTACGCTTCTAATGGAAGAAAAGCAGGAGAAGGTGCTGGAAATGGAACTGGAGTATTGGTCTTCTATGATTTAGCAGGAAATTGGATTGCCTGCGATACAGGAGCAACGGTCGCTGCATAAACATTTTAATAAATAATAATTAAATTAATAAATATGGCAAAGTTTGTTAGATTTTCAAATGGGACAGACCCGAATAAAGTTTTTCAGGTGATGGGGTCGCAATTAATCCCCATTTACGATGAAAGAGATTTAATGGAAAGAACTGGGACTAAGACAGTCGCAGATGCTTGGAGTGTGGCTAATGTCCAGCCATTAAATACTATAACTGGGAGTCCTTATGAAAATTATTCTTATCCGACACAATATAAAGAAACAAAACCAACAACAGACCAACAAACACAGAATAATCAAACTAATGTTGAAACACAACACAACGAAGGAGATACCAGAATCGTTAATGGAAAAACTCAAAAATACATGCCAGATGGCACTTGGCAAGATGTTGCTACAACCGATACAACAACAGGACAAAAACCATATATTCGTAATCCTTTAACAAATGATGTCTATGACAGAAATGGCAATATCATAACGGCAGAACAAGCAGCACAAATACCAGGTTTCTGGGATATGGTTGAGGTTACCGAGACCGCTCCAACAACTGGTGGCAATATTCCAGAACCAATCTATGATACTGGAAACGAAGATTTGAATAACATTATCAAAAGTATTAATGATGTTTTAAAAACCATAACCGATTCGGGAAAAATAGTTAATCCAAATATTGATATAACTCCAGATTTAGTCAAGCAATGGGCTGACCAAGCATCTGCAGAGTTAGACCCTTATTATAAATCACAATTTGATGCGATTAAAGACGATTTATCAACCGACCTTACTTATCTAACAGAACAATATTCTCAAGTGAGGAAAACTCAAGAAGCAACTTTCAAACAGAATTTAGCAACTCAGCGAGAGTCGGAATCAGGAGCTGGAACAATATTTAGCGGAGAAAGATTAACACGAGAACAACAACTGGCACAAGGAGCTGAAAGGAATATGGAATCATTGGGAACTACTATGGGTTATCAGGCAGGAAAAGCTGGGGCTGCAGCGGAAAGAACCATTGGTTCGGGTGGATTAACAGGACTAACTTCGCCAACATACTCTCCGATTTCTGTATCAACTACTGGTCAAGGCGGATATACTCAATTAGGAGAGAGAGCATTATTTGCTCCCTCTGGAGGAGTAATAGGAAGTTTGGAACGAGAAAAGATTGAGAAGAAACGAGCATATAGCGATTTATTAAAGGGATATTGGTTGGCAGGACAAAATGTATAACATTTACTTGATTACAAAATAATGGTATAATAAATATATGGCAACAAATAACAATCAAGGATTAGGAGCAATAGGACAATGGGTTGATGTCTGGACGGGTTTAGGTTATTCTGGAGCCAAAAAAAAGGCGACAGATATTCCTGCTCAGACACAGGTAGGTCAACAACAAAATCTAAATAGAAACCCAGAACAGCAAATTCAAACTTCGGCTCCGCAAATACCTATTGTTCCTCCCAAACAAACAACTACACAAACTTCGCAAAACCAAACAATGGATATGACTCAATTTGATAGCAACGACCCATTGAGGAAATTCAACCTTGCCTTAATGGATATGTTAAAGAAAGCACAATCGGGTGAAACCAAAACGAGCCAAGAACAAGCCCAATTAAGAAGAGAGGCATATCAATCTGGGCAAGAAGTATTTGAGGGAGAAGAAGCGAAGATGACTCCCGAAGCAAAAATGGCAACTCTTAATAGAAATGTGGAATCATTTAATCCTTCAATTCAGGCAGCAACTACTAAAATAAATCAACTGAGAGATATTATGAATTTGATGACAACTACCTATGGAGAAGATTTTTCAAAAATGTTGCCAGTAACTGAAGAGGACGCTCAAACATTTAAATTAGCATTACAGGCTGGTATGAACCTGCCTGTTGATATTTTAGAAAAATATAAGAAATTCTTTACTACCGACGACTTTGCTGCTTGGTCTAAAGCAAATCAACCAAAGGTATCGGCACCTTCTTCTGTCCAGGAATATCAATATTATAAACAACAAGAAGAGGCTGCTGGTAGGATTCCTAAAAGTTATGGAGAATTTGCGACTACTCAAAAAGCTCCTACTGCCAATCAAGAAGTTACTGCTTTGTATGCCAATAGATTAGAACAAGCAGAGTCAGTATTTGACCAATTAGAAGATTATACCAATGGCTTAAGTGCTTTTGAATTAAAAACTCAAGAATTATTACCCAATCCACTAAGAAGTGCTAATTATCAATCGTTAGACCAGGCTCAACGAAACTTTGTTAATGCTACACTGAGAAGAGAATCTGGAGCTGCTATTGCTCCATCAGAATTTGATAGTGCTACTAAACAATACTTTATTCGACCAGGAGATAGTGCTCAAGTAATAGCACAAAAGAAATTAAATAGACAACAAGTAATCGCTGGATTTATCAGTGGCTCTGGGAATGCTTATATTCCTTCGCAATATTTAGGCGGAGATACAAGCCAGTTAAAGGTCAGAAGATTATCAGACGGAATAATTGGTCGAATACCAGCCAATGAATTTGATGATAATTTATATGAAATAATACAATAATATGCCATTTATCCCTGAATCAGAATATTTAAAACAAACAAATACACAACAATCTGGATTTATTCCAGAATCAACTGGGACTATTCCTATATTGCCGAAACAACAAGAAACTCAATCAAAATTCTCATTAGGTAAAATGATGGGGAATATTATTCCGAGTGCTGGTGGATTTGTTAAAAGTATTGGAACTGCTATCGCCCATCCAATAGAAACAGCAAAAAGTATTGGCAAAATAGGATTAGGTGCAGCAGAGAAATTAATTCCTGGAGAACAAGCCCATGAGCAATCTTTTAATCAAGTTAAGGATTATTTTGTTGACAGATATGGTGGAATTGACAATTTATTAAAATCATTAGAATCAGACCCAGTTGGTGTGGCAGTTGATGTTTCTGTTCTCTTTGGTGGGGCAGGGGCAGGACTAAAAGGAATTTCGGGTGCTGGTAAAGTATCTGCTATTGGGAAAGCTGGAAAGGTAGCAAGCACGATAGGAAGAGCAATCGACCCTATTACTGCTACCACAAAAGCAATAAAAACAATTGGAATAGTTCCGAAAAAAATCATGGGAACATTGGGAGCTGAATCATTGGGAGTGACTACTGGTGCTGGGGGAGAGATAATAAGAACAGCATTCAGAAGTGGCAAGACTGCTTCAAAAGAATTTACAGAAGCATTAAGGGGAATTACTACAAAGGATAATGTTTTAACTGCTTCCAGAGACGCACTTCAAACATTAAAGAATACAAGGTCAACAACATATCAAAATCAATTAAACGAGATAAGTAAAATAAAACAAGTAATCAATGCCACTCCATTAAGAGCAAAGATAGATGGTTTACTCAAAGATTTTAATATAACCAGAAATAAAAAGGGGATTCTCGATTTCAGTAAATCAAAAATAGCCGATACATCAGAGGCGAAAAGAATTCAAGCAGTAGTTGATGAAACACTAAAATGGAAAAACAACACTCCCGCTGGATTAGATATTCTTAAACAAAGATTGGATGATTTCTTTACTCCATCTGGGCAGGGAAGAGCATTGACTGGTTCAATAAGAAGCGAGGTTAAGTCTTTACTTTCAAAGAATGTTAAAGGATATGATGCTATGGTAAAAGGATATGAAGAAACTTCTAAACTAATAAAAGAAATAGAAAGTAGTTTATCATTAAAAGCAGGAACATCTGCAGATACAACTATAAGAAAATTGGCTTCTGCTCTCAAGAGAGATGCTGATTTCAGAAAAGAATTATTAGTAAAAATAGATGATTTGAATAAATCAGATATCGCAGGACAAATAGCAGGGGCAGTTCTCAATCCTTTCGTTCCTTCTGGGTTAATAGGAAGAAGTATATTTGCTTCGGGTCCGATTTCAGCTTTATTTACTGGATTCTCTTCAGTTAGTCCGACATTGTTCTCTGGGCTTGCTTTTTCATCTCCAAGGGTAGTTGGAGAATTTATTAGAGCATTGGGTCTTGGCTCAAGATATGCTGAGAATATTTCAAAAGCAGTTAGCAAGATTTACGAAGCGGGAGGAAGGACTACCACAAAATCATTATTCCAATTGGGAAGATTAAAATTAAAAGAACAACAATAATATGATGATAATACGAATAATCTTAATTTTAATAATAATTGGCTGGATATTCTCGACTCCGTCAGCTGAATCTAATATATGAATCAAGAAACTTTATCAATTATAATTCAGGTCGCAACTCTTGGCGGAGTAATCTTTGCTATATTCAAGTTTTTCAGAGACCCAGATGTGAAGGCAGATAAAGCCATTGATATTTTAAAGGAACAGAATAAATTAGAAAAACAAATATCCATTCAAGCCATTAAAACCATACAAAATGATATACATACCTTGACTAATGAAGTTGGCGAACACAGAAGAAGGATTGATGATTTATGTATTGGTATAGCAAAATTACAAACTATAATTGAGGAACGAATTCCCAAAAAACAATGAAATTACCCGTAAAGGGAAAATTATCGTATGCACCAGATGGGATTGTATCTCAATACTTTAATGACCCAAGCACCAACAAAGAATTATTAGCGAAATATCAATCTTGGGGACTAAATGGACATAACGGAATTGATTTTTACGGAGTAAGGGGAACACCAATCTGTGCCGCACATTCAGGAACAGTCACTACTTGGTTAGGCGAAGGAGGTGCCTCCTCTGGCAAGATGATTAAACTACAAGGAGGCGATATTTACACGACTTATTTACATAACGAGGAATTACTCGTCAATACAGGAGAAGTGGTCACACAGGGGCAAATAATCGCCAAGATGGGCAACTCAGGTAGCACTCCACAGTTCTATATGGGAGTTCACTGCCACTTCGGATTATATGGGTGCGATTCAAAAGGAAATGTAATAAATTATAATAATGGCTTTCACGGGGCAATAGACCCATTGCCTTTCTTGATAGCCGATAAAGATATGGAATACATTATCGTAGGGAAGGAACAATACCTAATTTATGAACCATTAAAGATGGCGTTGAATATAGGAAACGAGGAAATATTAAGACAACTAATTATTAACGGGTTAACAGGAACTCCAGAGTTGTGGGCATCTTTGCCACCTGGAACAAAGGTCTACCCATTAGTTAATAAGGAAATACTTGCCGATATATTCGGCTTCAAATAATATGGAAAGCAAAAGATTCTCATTATCCAATATTGATTGGAAGAAAATAGGGACTGGATGTTTAATTGCGATTACTGGTGCGATTCTTACATATCTGACACCAATAATTACCAACCTCGAGTTGGGAGCATGGACACCACTTGTTGTTACTTTTTGGTCTGTTATCGCTAACATAGTGCGTAAATGGATTATCGATAACACAAAAACGACAACACCGACTGAATAAAAACTATTACAAAGAGAATAACAATACTGCTGATTGTGGTTTCCGCACTGGCTTTGTTTTATCCGACGCCATTATCCAAATTTCACCTGCGGTCAGCAGAACCTGGTATGATTATCATACAGGGCAATAGTATTCTTTCTGTAAATGCACCTATCTACGCTGAAAATCTTATTCTCGCAAACCGTATTTATACTACGGAGGATTTAGAATTGAAAGAAAGAATTATTGCCGAGATTTCAAGATATGATTGGGATATAAATACAGCTATCGCTATTGCCAAATGTGAATCTGGGTTAAATCCAAAAGCGTTTAATCCAGAAATAAATGCCAAAGAACTCGGCATAACTAATCATGGAAGTTATGGCGTTTTTCAACTTAATAGAACTTACGATGAGCGACTTTATGATTACCGATTTAATATTGCCGAAGCATATAAACTATATCAAAAAAGATTTTGGCAACCTTGGACTTGTTTTTCTAAAAAAACATGACCAAAATTGGCTAAAATAGTTATCCCCTTTTCAACCGCTTGACTTGGTTTTAGTTTGTGGTAAGATTTGATTAGGGTATAAATAGGCAATATGAATAAAGAAAAAAAAGAAAGAAATAATAAAATATATCGGGAATATAAAAAAGGTCGTTCTTCGCTTCGGGCAATAGCGAAGGAAAACAACATTAGCCACATTAGAGTAAGACAAATAATTATTTATGTAAAACAAAAATATGGGAGAATTAACACAAAAACAATTACTTCTGGGTCAAATATTAACAGACCTTAGTTCGTTAAATACAGAGGGACAAGAGGAAGAGATTAATTTAATTATAAGCAAAGTGACTGAATTGAAAGGGATGGTAGAAACCGAAGAAGCAGAAGAAGAAACACCAGAAATAGAATCCCAAGATGTATCAGAAGATACGCCACCAGAAGATTTAGAATAATAATTAAAAAGGTATTAAAAAGGTATCATGGAAACACAAATAAATAAAAAAACAATCGACGAAACAAAATCATTGGTTATTAAAACAGAGAAACTATTGACTGGGTTTAAGGTTAATAGTCAACCGACTCTTATTAAAGCCAATGATTTTTTAGTCGATATAACCCAAGCCGAGAAAGGAGTGATTGAAAGAGAGAGGGCGATTTTAGACCCACTCAACGAAGCCAAGAAGTCAATTATGGATTTCTTCAAACCATTTAAGGAAAAATTGGCTTCTATTAAATGGCAACTTAAAAAAGATATGGGGAATTATGTTTCCGAAATAGAAAAGAAAGAAATTGAGAAAAAGAAAGAAATTGAAAAACAAGTTGCTGAAGGCAAAATAGATATCGATAAAGCATCTGCGGTTCTCCAGAAGTTTGAAGATAAAAAAGATGTCACAACTGTTAGAACTAATAAAGTTGTCAAGATTATTGACGAAAGTAAAATCCCTGATGATTATTGGGTATTAGATATGGTTAAGATAAGGAAAGCGGCACTGGCGGGGTTTATTGGCGAGAAAGAGGGCGTCAAGGTCGAGGAAGAAAAAATCGTAATTGGTAAAAGATAACTATGACTAAAAAAGAAAAACAAGGGAGAGGTTGTCTTACAAATAGAATCAAGGAGAAATCAAAAAAATTATTCCATTATGAGATAACCGAACAAGAATTAAGGTTGATGGTTCATATTCAATATGTGATGTGTAATGACCAAAAGATTGACCCAAATAAGATCAGTTCTGATGAAAGAAAAATATTATCGGAATGGAGGGATAGGGAATATATTGAAGGAGGTGTGTCAGGATTATCTATTACGAAGGATTTTTGGGACGCAATTTGCGAACTTATCTTTCTTGGTTATGTAGATATAAATTAAGTAAATAAATATATGGCAAAACAAAAAACAAAACACAAAAAACAACAAATAAAACAATCAACCGCAATAGTTCTTCGGGAAATACAATTATCTCCAAAGGCTAATGATGTAATACGAACAATTACTCCACCAGAATTTATCAAAGAAAGAAAAGGAAAGGGTGGCAAACAATTTACTTATGTTGAAACAGGATATGTAATATCCCAACTCAACAAAGCATTCACTCCAGTCGGTTGGCAATTTGAAGTGATGGAAGAAAAGGTAATGTCCAGCGAAGTTTATGTTAAGGGCAAATTGACCATCAAGGATTATAAAACTGGTTATGAGGTATTCAAAACCCAGTATGGCACAAAAGA